TATACATTAACATAAGCATCACATTGTTGTTTTCTTGATTTTTGAGTTTCAGTCCGCAACATTTTGAGACCTCCCTGCAATATGATCAAATTCACGTACTATGCGAACAATATATTTACCAGGAGGTAACTCAAGAGGATCATGTTCTTCATGAGTAAGTATTACACCTTCATTCTGCACTACAAAGCCATCAGGTACATCTGTTCCAGCTTGTCTGTTATAACCCATATGAAGAGTTACACCAGCATCTTTAAGCATATTAGCCATATTTACTTGATGTGTGTGACCAGTTACTTCACCAAATGCCATTATAGCATGTGTAGGTTGTTTACCATGATATTCTACTACATTATCATCTCCACTACGAGTATTACTTTTAAAATAATCATCATCGACTTTAAACATTACTACGTCACCTTGTTGATATTTTATACATTTCATCTTTTTTTCCCTTCTGTTTGTGAGATTTTATTCTTAATTCCCTCTTCTTTGAGGAGTTCTTCTTTACGACATTGTACCCAAAATTCATAATCAGCTTTACCATTATATAATTCCGGATGTTTCATCATATCTTCAATTAATCTTTCTTTAATTTTCCCCATACAGGACTTTCTTAAATTTTTCTTGATGATTTTCTATCATATGTCCGATAGTATCACTATCTGCATTCATTATAGTTTCACAATATGGACATTTTTCACCATTTCCTATTGCCAACATTCCAGTTACATTTGTTTCTTTTTCCTTACAGCTAGAACATAAAGTGTTCATTGTTGGTTTATCACATATTATACAGTGATTAGGCAGTGGACTCATTTCTCTCCTTATTTCTATTAATTTAGCTGCTACATATACAGAACAGTCTAATATTTCTTCAAGAGCTTCAGTTATGAAATTCCTACCATCAGTTTCAACATTTTCATGACCATATTTTCTTTTTCCTTCATCTAATCTTTCTTCTATTAGATTAAGTATCTCTTTGTTCATCTTCATACTCCTTATAATTTATAAAATCTGCATGTTCTTTACATTCTGCACAAATATCAGTATCATTCCAAGGAATAGAGCCACAACATTCACTTACTTTCATGACGATGTGCAAATATAGTTAATCTTGTAACAGATACAATAGTATCATTACAAAAACCACAACATTTACCATTATTTATTGGTTCAGCATTATGACCTTTATTCCAACCATTTAAATCAGGTTTTATTTCTTCTTTACATATACTACATTTCATACTTACTCCTTATATTAATGAGGGTTAATACTTGTTATTATTATCTATCCCCGTAAGATTATTCCAATAATCCTAGGACACCTTTCAATGCCCCGTGTACTAACCCTCAAATTATTGGGGAAGCAACCTCGAAGTAACTTCCCCTCATCCGACTGATTATCTTTGCAGACAATCACCCAATTTAATCACATGAATTTAAACAATTCCATCTAGAGATACCATCTTTACATTTAAATCCAAAGAATCCATACCCGTAAGGATGAAACCCAGCCCCTTCCTGGAATTCCATGGCCTCATCCTCGGATATCTCACCAACATACTTGAACCAAATACTGCCAGGAAAGCTATATTCCCTCTTCATAATTAGATTGTTCATATTCTTTTGGTAAGAATATTTTGCATTCTTCATTAATATCCTCCATAGCTATAGTTTCAGCATAATTGTTCCAAGTTTGTTCGCTGATGAAAAGATTCATTGTTTTTCTCCTTATGTTGGTGGTTGAGAGTTTTAAAGGGTGAATAGCATTTCGGTGAGTATTTGCGGAGTACTCTTTGTGTCCATTTAGCCATTACATTGAAGCGTATCCACCCTTTAATTAGTGTGTTATGCTATACGCCAGACAGCTGATCTTATAGGTTTTGAAGAAGTACCTTCAATAGTTCTACAAGCTATCTTAAAGTTCTTATTAGTAGTCTTTCTTACATGAGAAGCTACAGTATAAGCTGCAGGAGCTAAAGATTTAGCCCTATATTCTGGAGTATCACCATTAACTTCAAAGCTTTCACCAACTTCTAATAATGATATAAATCCATACTTATTCATTACTGGTCTAAATACTGGTGGTAAACTTACATTATTACGAATCTTTATACATTTAGGAACTGTATAACTGGTTGTATTTGTTGTATGATTTATTACTAACATTCATTTCTCCTTTTTGTTGGTTTCTTGTTTTTTCCATTCAGATTTAGGTACATATTGTGCATCTCCACTATCTACAAATTTCTTAGCAGCTTTATCATTGACACGTAATATTGTACCAGGGCGAAGTTCTCGCCATTCTTTATTATTTTCGATGAGAGTTTTGATGGTTTTCATAATATTAATCCTTTATGAGAAGTAAAAGTATACACTATATTCTTCATAATTTGAAAATTATCACCCATCTCTTCACGCATTACAGCATTATCAGAAACACGATTTTTCTTTTTATCTTTATCAGATATTTTATTAGCAGTTCTAATACGTTGTAATTCATGCTTACGTTCTTTAGATTTTCTCATTATTGAGCCTTTCTTTTAATACTTTGTCTAAACCTTGGATATATTAAATGTTGAAAATCCATTGAAATAGGATACATCTTCCATCTTCGTCCCTTTTCCACATGAGGATTATAGCTTATATCTATACCAATACCAAATATTCTAAATTCAAACCAGCATATTCTTTTTTTAAAACGTTTTATCATTAGATCTAACTTAAATAATGTTATTTGTTTTATTTCATATCTAATAAATAATCTCATAAAGTCTCCTATGTTAGTGATTATAATTAATGTGTGTTGGGAGAGATTCTAGTATACTCCCATGTTATCACAGTTGTAAATACGTTATATTATCGCTGAATTTGTAGTTCTACCCTTATATCCTAGCTATAACAAGATACATCGGGTAACACTATCATAGTGCTTTGATAATCCATACTAGCTCAACCAAGCTTTATATATGGTTAATAACGGGAAATGACTTCTAGTTTCTTTGTTTGACTAGATTAAAAGTCGTGATAAATTCAACATCAGGTGAGATGATTAATCTTTCACTCTATCATTTGATAGCCGGTGCGAGTACAACCTCTTTCTGATTACTTGCCTGCGATCATCATCCACTACAGGTATTCAAGTTTCCAATAAATATTGCTAAGCCAGCCTAGCTATAGACTAAACTGGCATCACAATAACACACAATTATTCGCCAATAGTACCTTGATCTCCTCCACCATCTCTAACATCATCTTCTTGATGCATAACAGGTTGGCGAACTACATCTAATAGATTGGTAGTATATTCAGCACCTCTCCACCAGAATGTATGTCCTTCACCTTTACCGAGGAATTGAAGTCTAAATGCATCTTTAAATGAGAGTTCACTTAAGAACAACTCTACTGTTTTATGATTAGTATCTTCATCAGTAACAGGAGTAGTTGTAGTTATTGGTTCCCATTTTGAAACAGGTTTATTGTTAGCTTTCTTCCATGCCTGACGATACAGGTGATAACTAATAGTAGGAGTATTCTCTACTATCACTATATTTGGAGTTGACTCTATTTCTGATATTGCTGGTTCTTTAGCTTCTGCATCATCACCACAAGCAACAATACATAAAGCTATTACTGTCATTATACTTCTTTTCATGGTTTAGTTTCCTTATCTTATTTGTTGGTATTGAAATTTAGGGGCAGAATCTTATTATGGTAATATAATTTAAAGTATAAAATGTATAATCTAACACATATTCAGTATTAATGTTAGATAAGTTCCATTTGTTTACATTTAAAAGATAACAATAATAAAATTTATCTGTTTAATTAAAAACGATAACTAACTGTTTTCTCGAGCATCTATAAAACTCTGCAGGTCTTATGTTGGTTCGCCCCACTGAAATTTAAGAGAGAATTAGCCTTCAACATTGTAGGTTCACCTAACTATAAATAGTGTCCAGTAATGGATTAAGTACTATAAATAGTCGCCAATTCAAACTAACTCTCTCAAATTAATACGCACCCTTACACCCCACTAAACAGCAGGGACTCTGTTCTGAGGAAGAGGATATCATTCATCTCATGTCTATTAGGTGCGTAAATTAAATGCTAGCTACCCTGATCAGAGTTCTGCGACACTACATGTCTACAGTTACTTAGCTAGCAAATTATTGTACTAATTTATGTATTATTGGAACTAAAAGCATATTAATAGCAAGAGATACTATCATAATTAGGAAGAATGTTGCTATAAATCCCATTGGTCTGCGTTCTTCTTCAGTAAATAACCATTCATAACAATTGTTAAAGAAACTACTTTTATATTTATTCACAGTATTCTCCTATGTTAGTTGAGTTTAAATTATTACAGGGCCTTATGCACATATCTCTAAAGGAATGAGCTTGTTATTACCTTTATCCTGTCTTTGGTATAGTTTGGTATAAGTTGGTGCTTATCTTATCTCCTCGCACTTGGATGTGTGTGTGTTAAACAGAGATACTATGAAAGCTACCTCTGTTATGCTTACCAACCCCTACTACCACCTGAAACCCTACGAGTTATCGAATTGATTTCTTGATTAAGAGCTGTATTCAGGTCCCAATCCTGGAGTATACGAGATTCAACTGCTAGATCAATCAGATCATCTTGGTATAGTTTCATTATTACTTTCCGTTCAGCTACAGTTTTAGCATTAGATCTGGCAGTTTTATATTGAAGCTTCTTCTCCTCATATTCTGCACGAAGAGCAGTAGTCAAGGCACCATCATATGGATTGTTAACAGGTTCAATTACTTTATCTTTTTCTTCAGACATCATTAGCCTTTCTATATTAGTGAATAGTTACAAATATATATAACATAAATAATCAAATCAAAAATAACGTAATTACGATAGTTAAAAACCCCAGATAAGGGGGTATACTTGTATGAAAGGCCACATACTAAAATGCTATAATTTTTGAAAGTAAGTGTTGTATACTTACCCATGGAAAAGAGGATGAATATATTAATCTTACTATGGGTTCTCGACAAGATAATCATGATATTGATATTGCTACTTCTCAATTAAAACTTTTTATCTTTGATTTAACATTCCCTATACAGTATATTAACGCATCGGTAGTATTTATGCTATCACCCATCTAGTACACTTGTGTAAGTTCTGCTAAGTGGGTCAGAAGTTGGGTTGTAGGTCTTCAAAATAGTAGACTGATTTGTCCCCAATAGCCGATAAAAATTGCTAGGATATAAGCTGAAAGTATGGGAGAAAATAACTGGCTTTCAGTGAAATTTCAAGTTAAAGATCCAAGAAAGTACCCCTGGTGCTCAGGGGATTACTTTATCTAAAATTGGAGATTACTATGGCAAATAAAAGAAAGATAGATTGTCCCAATTGTGATGCTTCTCTAACTATTGATAGTGATGATGAAGATAATGTTTGGTTTGATACTGGAGATGAGGTATTGTTACTTCCTCGTGAAATGTTGAAATACCTCGAAGATTCACAAGGATTAATAGGGATAACATAATGCACCGGCCCCTTGAGGGGGCCGTTAAAGATGAATGAGACATTATAAAGTAAATAAAATACAACATACAGTATTTGATTCAGAGGATGAGGTATCTTCAGATATTCACTATTTAAGGGATTGGAGAGATGCTTCTCTATCTGATTGGGTCTTAGCTGATGATGGATGCATTATTCAAGTATTACGTACGGGTAAGATGATGAAGCCAAAAGGTAGGGTGCGTGAAGTTACGTATATAGGTACATGTACTGGAACATTTGTTAATTCACCTAGTGTAAAGATGGATACATCTAGACGTATCAATATATACTCCTTAGGGGGTCATATAGAAAGAAACCAAAGATTAGAAGACAGAGAGAGCCTTTCCACACGTGAAGAGCTCTTTGTGCATTATTTGGCTGGCGGTATGGATCCAAGAAAAGCTTATCTTGAAGCTTTCCCCACCAATAACCCCGGTTATGCTGGAATGCGTGCTGGACAGTTAGTAAAAACTAAAAGAATAAGGAGTCGTATGAAAGAAGAATTAAAGCCATATATGAAAGAACTGGGATTAAACGAGAATTATGTACTTAGTAACATAAAGGAGGTAATCGACTCTTGCGACAAGGATGATACCAAGCTAAAGGCCTTGTTTAAATTAGCAGATATTATGGATATGGAAGATAAGAATAAGACACAGATTACATCAATGACAGGAGCTTTATTTCAAGGCTTTACCCCTGAGAAATTAGAAGAAGTCGAAAGGCCAAAGGAGATAGAAAGTGGCAATTCTTGATTTTTTATCTGCACCTCTTTCACCTAGCGGGGGTACTGAAGATGATCCTGGATTCTCTGCATGGTATGCAGGAGTATCTAATAGGTCCGGGGTTAACCCTGATCCAGACGATCCCAGGCATTACTATGATTATAGAGCAGCCTATGAAGAGGGAGCAGAACTAGATGAAGATAGCCATTTACCATCTAGATTTAAACATGATTTACACCCTAATAGATATATTATAAATAAAAAAGATTTAAGTATTTATGATTCTAAGTATGAAAAAGAAGCTAAATTTGAAGATATGATTATGCAGGCTTTTGAGCGTAAAGAATATGAAGGCTCTTTTGAGTTTAATGAATCAAGATGATTAAACTTATCGTACTTTCTGCAATACTAAATGCAGGAGAGATAACTGCTCTACCTCCAGATGATACTAAAATAGAAGCTGGTAGACGTAGAGGTAAAAATCAAAAAGGGAGAAAAAGAGGAAATGGCCTTAGATAAGAAGACTCCAGAGCAAAAAATTAGAGATTACTTTAAACAGCCCAAATGGCGGGCGTTAACTAAAAAATGGGAGAAACAACATGCCGATACGTGTAACAAAAGAAAGCCCTGATGATGTAGCATTTGAGGCTATGAAAAAGGGAACTAAAGACAAATCTTCTAATCTATTTACAGAATCAGAATATAATGCTTTTGCTACTGATAAGGATCGTGCAGGATACGATGTAAAGGCACATGATATATTGTTAGATATGTGGAATAAGGATCGTGCTGATAAGAAATTTAAAAATATAGATTTTTCTAGATATGTAGAACTGTTAAAGCCTGATTTATTTAGGGAAAGAGCTTACTCAAGGGAAGGAGATCAAAAGATAGGGGATTTCTTTCAAAATATATATGAAGATGACTTTGACCAATTTAAAGCTAGTGCAATGAAAGCTATTATTGAACCTCCAGCTAAAGGGCCATCATGGAGAGATAGGGATTTAGAGATGGGGCCAGGTCCAGAAGAATCGCCAACTTTGAGAGAAGGAATGTTGCGTAAGGCAGGTTTAGGGCCTAGTGGCAAATATTAATACACACAATGTATCTAAAGCAGAAGAAGAGCTGCAGCTAGCTTATAAGGATCTTATAGCCTTTGGGAAGCTTTTCCTCCCTGATGACTTTGAAAGATCAGAGACACCTTTCTTTCATTATGAGGTGGCAGATGCTTTACAAAATGAAGATCTTAGACAACTTGCGGTTATCCTTCCAAGGGGTCACGGAAAGACTGTACTTACCAAATGCAATATAATGCATGACTTCTGCTTTACGAAGGAACCACTGTTTTACGGCTGGGTTGCTGCAAGTTCTAAGATCTCAGTTCCCAACCTAGATTATATAAAGTATCATATAGAGTTTAATGATAAGATAAAGTATTATTTTGGAGACTTAAAGGGAAGGAAGTGGACAGAAGATGATATCGAGCTTAAAAACGGTACTAAACTTATTTCTAAGAGTAATCTATCTGGTATTCGTGGTGGTGCCAAGCTTCATAAGCGTTATGATCTTATCGTTCTTGATGATTTTGAAGACGAGAATAACACTATTACTCCTGAATCAAGGTCGAAAATATCCAACCTCGTTACGGCTGTTGTCTTTCCTGCATTGGAACCGAAAACGGGAAGACTCAGAATAAACGGTACACCAGTGCATTATGATAGCTTTATTCAGAAGATTTTGGTAGGACATGAACAGGCTAAGAAGAAAGAAGAAGATTATTCATGGAAGGTTATTACATATAAAGCATTAATGGAGGATGGAGGGACTCTCTGGCCTTCTTGGTTTGGTCATAAAGAGATGGAGAGAAAGAAGAAGTTCTACCAGGATTCAGGTACACCACAGAAGTTCTATCAGGAATATATGATGGAGGTGCAAAGTGAAGAAGATTCAATTTTTAATAGGGATCATGTTAAGTATTGGGATGGTACTTTTACTAAAGATGCTGATACAGATGTTATGTTCGTCATACCTGAGGGAGATGACCCTAAGCCCTGTAATATTTTTGTAGGAGTGGATCCTGCGACAGATTCAGCAAGACGTAATACAGACTATAGTGTGATAATTGTAATAGCAGTGACTCCAGATAATAATATTTATGTTATAGATTATATAAGGAACAGGACATTACCTGTTCTAGGTATAGAGGGTACAGGCCAGAAAGGGATCGTAGATTATATATTTGATTATGCCAAATTCTATAAGCCAACCCTCTTTACAATTGAAGATACAAGCATGTCGAAACCCATATTTCAATCAATAAGGGCTGAGATGAGACGAAGGAATGAGTTTATTATTCCTTTTAAAGAAGAGAAGCCCGGTACACGTATGAGCAAACGTGATAGAATACAAGAGATACTGGCTCAAAGGTTTGCAGTAGGTCAGGTTCATATTAAAAAGACTCAATATGATCTACATAGAGAAATAATGACCTTTGGACCACGTATGGCTCATGATGATACCATAGATGCTTTAGCCTATGCATGTAAGTATGCACATCCGCCTACTGGCATGGCAGAATCTAAGGATGGTTGGTATAAACAGAAACCTAAAGCTAAATCATGGATAACAGCATAATGAGTAAGTATAATATAGAAGATATATATAATGCAATGGCCTATACTGAGACTGGAGGATATGCAGATCCATGGATAAGAACTACAATTGGAGGGAGTGGATCAAATGCTTATGGTCCGGTTCAATTACTTTCAAGTACTTTATCAGGAGCAACTAAGCAAACATATGCGGATAGTGGAAAGCCTATGATAGAATTTACTAAAGATGAATTATCATTTATAGAGAGATTTAGAAAGCAGGGAGAAAAGTTTTATAAATATGGTGGAGAGGATATGGTCCCAGGTATGGAAACTTATGGTTATGGCGGATCTGGTGATATGTCTAAAGAAGATAGAAAGCTTTATAAGAGTTCTGCTAAAAAAGTTATAGCTTATGAGTTAAAGAGAGCAGGGGATGACTTAGATAAGTTTCAAGAATTTTGGCGTGGCCCTACTGAGCGATTTGAAGGTGGAAAAGATGTTAGACATAATGTGACATTTAAAAATGAGGTAAAAAAGCTTACTGGAATAAGAGAGTTAATGCCTGATGAAACTGTAATGGGTGAGATTATAAAAGAAAATGGGAGATAAAGTGAAAGATCAGATGGCAAAAATGTTGGCTAAATGGCTATTTAAAGATTTTGGCCTTTTAATAGATGAGCCCACGGAAGATCAGATATCTAAAGAATTGGAGGCGCATGGCGAAGAATAATATAGTATCTCCAGATACGCTTTCTGCAAAGTTTGATACTTTAAGGACTGGTGTTAAATCTAGTCTTATGGATGTTCTTGGTAAAGATCTGTATAGCGTTCTTGAGACTAAAGAAGTAAAGCAAGATATACCATTTGACTTTAAATCTACTTTAAATCTGGAAGATAGAAGTTTGAATTTAAGAAGAAAATTTGGGAAAAATTGGCAATTTGATCTTGATATCAATAGGCCAAATCCTTATAGTAGAAGTTATAGGGATGATATAAGAATGACATTAAAGAAGGAATTTTGAGAAAAGATGAACTATATCAAGCCGCACGTTGGTTTAACTTATTGGCTGGATTCTTGAACATTTATCTATTCAATCTTGGGGGCGGTTACGCTCTCTTAGGGATAGGGATAGTTAATATTGGCGTGTGGGTATTTACAAGGAAGACAAACAAGTGATTTATGGTATTATGGAATATGTTGTTTGCTCTATCTTTTATAGGGGTAGCTAGATACGGTGATTATATCACAAAAGAGTGCCCACAGGTAGGGTACGTCTGCCCAAAAATATGTGATGTAGATCACAAACATTATCCAAGAGAGGAATGTAATGGCAAAGCAAAACAAGAGAGTAAGTCAGATACGACAACTGTTCAACCTATCAAACAGCTTCACAAGAAAGCGGTGGGAACAGATAAATCAGAAGGGTTATGAATTTGCTCACGATGAGCAATTACAGCAAAATGAGAAGGATTCCTTAGAAGAACAGGGAATGCCTACATTTACTATCAACCGGATTCTTCCAGTGGTAGAGATGCTTAATTTCTATGCAACTGCTAATAATCCTAGATGGCAAGCTATAGGTGTTGAAGGTAGCGATACTGATGTAGCGGCTGTATTTTCTGATCTTGCAGATTATGTCTGGCATAACTCTAATGGCTCTACTCTTTATAATAATGCTATTAATGATAGTGTTACTAAGGGTATTGGCTACCTTCTTATTTCTGTAGATCAAGATGCTGATAATGGACTGGGAGAAGTAGTGGTACAGCAACCAGAACCTTTTGATGTATATATAGATCCCAAGTCAAGAGATATGCTCTTTAAAGATGCAGCATATATAATGATTCGTAAAGTACTACCTAAGAGTCATTTAATGAAATTATTTCCTGGACAAAAGCGTAAGATAGCACAATCAAGTAGTGATGAGCAGTCACAGCGAACATTTAGCACACGTTCTACAGGAGATGAAGATCAGAAGTTATTTACATATAATGATGCTATGGATTCTGGATTATCTATTACTAGTGAAGGAGAACAGGATCAGCTCGTTGAGTTCTTTGAGGTATATGAGAAGATAAAGATATCTTATATGAGTGTCTTCTATAGAATTCCTCCAAACAAAGAAGAGTTGCAAGCATTAAAGCAACAGGTTGATGTACAGATAAAAGAGATGCAAGCTGAAATGGAAGTTCAGTTATTAGAACAACAGCAAGCAATGGAAGAAGCTGTACAGGCAGGGGAGATGCTTCCTGAAAGATATGAACTTGAAATGCGTAAAGCTCAGGAGATGATGCAACAGCAGTTAGAGGTAGCTAGGCAGGAGAGTATGAGTCAGTTACAGGCAGAATCCAGCCAAATAGAAAACAAGATTGTTTCTGAAAAGGAATTTAAGATTTTAATCCAAGATCCTAAAATAGCAAAGAATATAGTTGATCAGGTTCAGTTTTATTCAACTAGAGTACAGCAGACTTGTATTGCTGGAGATAAGATGCTATATGAACAGATCCTACCAGAAACAATTACCGAATATCCTATCATTCCATTTCATTTTAAATGGACTGGCACACCATATCCAATTAGTGCTGTATCTCCTCTTATAGGTAAGCAGCAAGAGATAAATAAGTCTCATCAGATTATGGTACATAATGCTTCTTTGGGATCAAGTTTGAGATGGATGTATGAAGAAGGTTCTATTGATGCTGAGATATGGGAAAAATATGCTGCTAGCCCTGGTGCTTTATTGCCTATTAGGCCAGGTGTGGAGCGTCCTACTCCAGTAATACCAGCTCCGCTCTCAAATGCTTTCTATCAGATTGTTCAGGAAGGGAAGAGCGATATGGAATACTTAGCTGGTATATATAGTTCTATGATGGGAGATAGTGGTGGAGCAAGCGAAACCTATCGTGGTATGTTAGCTTTAGATGAATATGGTACAAGGAGAATAAAGCAATGGATGAATACATCTATTGAACCTTCTTTAAAACAGGTTGGTAATATGGTATTGCAATTTTCACAAGCAACTTATACAGCTTATAAGCGGTTTAGATTGGTCCAACCTAATGCTATCCAAGAAAGTAAGAATGAAGAAGTTAATGTTCCAATTTATAATGATATGGGAGAAGCTATAGGTAAATCTATGGATATAAACTCATTAAAGTTTGATGTACGTATTGTACAAGGCTCTACATTGCCTGTTAATAGATGGGCATATCTTGAAGAGTTAAAGGAACTAATGAAATTAGGAGTAGTAGATGATATAGCTGTACTTGCTGAAACTGATATAAAGAACAAGGAAAATATTGTGAAAAGGAAATCATTATATGCACAGTTGTCGGGGCAAATTGAACAGCTTAATGAGGCGGTCAAGGATAAGGACGGCACGATTGAAACCCTTGAAAGACAATTGGTGCAAGCTGGCATTAAGCAAAAAGTTATGCAGGCCGATGTTGAGATTAATAAGAAGAAAGAAGAAGTAAAATCTCAGATGGGCAAGCAGTATGTTGAAACTGAGGGTAAGCAGAAGCTTTTACGTAATGTTATGGCTAATAATGCTGAATCTCAGAAGCAGCAAGCAGGCAATATGTTACAGTCTGTAAAAAATAGTTTGGAAAGTAAAACTGGTAGTTCTTAAACTACCACATTGACACAAGACTAAAAAAGGAGAAGTATGACAACTTCCAACGATGAAAGTCAAGGTAACCCTGAGATAGGAATGGAAGCAGATTCATTTGAAGCTGCAGAAGCATCCCAATCAGAAGGCTCTGAAGACTTTTTTAATCAACTAGAAAATGAAGTCAATGGTGGCATAATAGATGACACTGAGGTAACCCAAAGTCAACCAAGTGGCTCCGAACAGGTAACCCACACACTACAAGACAATGGCTCCAAGAATGTGGATCAGTCGATAGGCAGCACAGACTGGAAAAAACGATACGAAGATAGTAGTAGAGAAGCTGTCCGCTTAACAGAACAATATAAAACGGTTGAACCGTTTGTACCTGTTTTGGAAGCGATGAAAAACGATAGTGGATTGGTAGATCATGTTAGAGACTATTTGGTAAATGGCGGGAAACCCGCAAAATCAATTCAAGAGCAATTAAATCT